TGCTGTTAGATGTGATGCGTCCAAGTCCTTGAGCAGTACCTTCAGCGAATGGGTTTGAAACAAGACCGTATCTTGTCTTAAATCCAATTTTTGGCTGGAAGGTGTTCTCTCCAACTGCTCTTACCATCTGTAGTGGTACATATGGGCAGTAGAATAGACCAGCATCATAAGGAGAAGATCCTTTGTATCCAACAACATAGTACTGATTAGCAGCACTGTTAGCAGAGAATGGATCGATGTACACTTTGTACTTACCTTGGATAGTACCAGCAAATGTATTACCAGTATCATCAACTTGTAGGTTAGCATTAAGTGCAGGTGTGTAATCAAGTACACCAGCCATTGTTAGAGCAGATGCTACATCGGCACTAGTTAGGATGATGTTACCCTTTCCACGACGAGTTCTCTGTGCGATTCTGTTGGCATCTCTTTCGATGTTAAACAGAAGACCTTTGAACTTCTCAACTGACCATCTACCATTGGAGTCAACATCTAGGTTAAAGAAACCTGCGTTTGCAACATTGACCTGTGAACCTGCCTCAGCAGTTTTGTAGATAGTACGAATAACTTCTCTGTTAATCTCTGCAAGAATCTCAGAAGAAAGAATGTTTGCTAACTCAGCCTCAGCGTTCAATCCGTGGATTGCCTTAAGGTCTTGAGCGAGTTCTAAACTGTACTCTGCTTTTAGTGCTCTAGACTTAGCGGTTACAGTCACCTTCTCGATGGAGAATGCCATCTCGTTGAAGTGACCATTAGTGCCGTCGCCTAATGCTTCAGAGTCACCAGTTGCCATACCTTGACCAATACTGTACTGTGCTTGAACAGCATCAGAAGCATTGTTTTCTAGGATAGCAGGGTTTGTTCCCCTTTGTGTTCCAGTAGAACCGAAACCAACTGTACCGTCATCATCGGTAGCGTCAGTGTAATCACCCTGAGTTGTCTGACCAACATTGGTTCCTGCCTTGTTAGCAGAGAATGCTGAATCTGGCTCGTTGAAGAATGATTCATCACCAGACTGATTAGTGTATCTGGATCTCATTGCGAAGATAAGACCAGTAGGTCCGTTCATTGGTTGAACACCTGCTAGTTCATAAGCAACTAGGTTAGGCATTGAGCGTCTAATCAATGAGATTAGAACGGGGTCGAAACCTGCTGTAGGACCAGCGTCTGCTGAGCCAGCACCGAATGCACCAGAAGCACCAACAGCGTTACCACTGTTTGTTGGAGCTGCCTCAGTTAGCATTGAGGTTCCGTTCTCAAAAGCAGCTTGCTCTTTGAGGAATTTTTCTTGGTTCTCTAGAAGAACTGCGGTTACTGAACGACGGTGAGCATCCTTAATCGGATCTACCCCTTCAGCGTCGAGAAGTGGACTCCACTTCTCCATAATTTGTTCGGCATTGTACATAGTACTTTACTTGTTAAGTTTGTAGGTTTATTTTTTGCCCATTGAAAGAGCTTGTAGGTAATTGCTCATAGAAGATGTTACTTCCATTGCGTCCCCACTACTGATACCTTCCGAAATGGTTTCGGATTTTCTTGAAACCTGAGGTTTGCTACCATCCTTAGGGAAATAAGATTCCTTAAGTGTAACTAACTTCTCACGGTACTGTTCTTCACCTTCAAACTCAACGCCTTCAGCTAGGGATTGTAATTTCTCCTTTTGTGTCTCAGCAAGTCCTTCGGCAATGTCACGGAAAATTCCATCAGCTGTAGAATCGCCAAGACGCTTGTTGAGAGAGACATTTTTCTCTATCTGTTCGTTTAGTCTGCCTTCCATATCATCTAGTTTATTGACCATGCTTTCTAGCACATCATATTTATCGTCAGGGATTGATACATAATGATCTTCAAAAAGACTCTTCATTCCACTTAGGAATGATTCGGTCATCTCGGTCTTAAGACCGTGCTCGACCTCTAGAGCATTCTCTTTGAGCCACTCATCGGAGACATACTCCAGATAAGCATCGCAACGCTCAACGAGTTCTGACTTAACACCTTCAAGATGCTCAGTCAAAGTCTTTTCATATTCGGTAGACATTTCTTCTTTAACAACAGCAACCTTAGAGTTGACTGCAGCCTCGAAAATTGTCTTTGCCTTTTGTTGGAACTCTTCAGAAAGTTCTTCACCACCAAATAGTGCAGCAAGATCTTCTTCTACATTAACTGTAGGTGTCTCTTCTGTCACGGTGGTTTCCTCTGTAGTAGGTTCTTCAGCAACAACTTCAGCAGACTCTTCTGCTTCTGGATTGTCACCTTGCTTTAACACCTCAGTGCCAATAGACTGCATTTTGTCTGCTGCAGCAGCACCTTTATTGACGATATCTTTTACTGTTTTTACAGTAGCAGACTTCAGCGATGCTGAGTTATCGTCTGGTTTATAGTTTTGAGGTGTTGGGCCTCCGAGATCCTCGTAAGATGCTGATGCTCCAGGTGATGTGGAATCGTCAACCTTCTTCATAGGATCGCCAGATTTCGCACCCCTTGTTACAGGATTGTCCATTTCGTTAAGTTCCTTAGCGGCCATTTCTGATCTACTCCGAATAGTAGTAAGTATAATCTATGTTTATTTATTGAGTTTAGAGATTTGATAGGAAGTTTTGGAATAATCCAAGCTTGTTCTCCTCAAGCTGTTTGCTGCCAACTAATGTGTTGACCTGCTTGTAAGTC